AGAAGTTCTGATTCGCTTCGGTGACCGAAACGATCGTCTTTGTATCAATGGTCATGGTGAACACCTCCTATGCTTATTATACCCGCATATAGGTAAAAATCAACCTATAATTTACGCATTATTTGGCGTTCGTAGCCAACCGCAGAATGCAGGCTATTCCTTTGCCGTGCCTTGTTTTTCCAGTGCGTCCATGATCTTGTGATACACCACTTGGTTGGGGTAATAGCGGTAGTCGGCAAAGATAGAGATGCCGCCGTGCGGGAGAGCGTGTCGGTACGCAGCAGTTCCTCGGCGGCTTTGCGAGAACAGATGGTCACGTTCATAGATAAGATGCAAGAAAACCGCGCGGACACAGAGGCGGAGATCGTGGAGTGGTACAGGGAAGAGGCGGAGAGCGCCGGCGTGACGCTGACGCAGGACGAGGTGATGGACGAGATCGCGGCGGATTTTGCTGGGAACATGATGGAGAACCCTGACCTGTTCCGTGAGTTTTCCCAGAGCAACCGCACGGTGGCGCAAAAGCTGCTGGACAGCTTGAAGGAGTTCATCGCAAAGGTTAAGTCCATCTTTACCGGCAAGGCCAGAGATGTGGCGGCGCAGGAGGCATACGGCAAGGACTTTGCGGAGCTGGAGGCGGTGGCACAGAAGTGGCAGGAAGCCTTTGACGCGGCGGAGCAACAGGCGGAGAGGGCAAAAGCCGCCGCCGGGGAGGGCGACGGTGCAAAGTATCAAATCAAGCAGTTCCCCAATGGCATGAAATATGTCCAGGCGGACAGGCAAGTGCTATTTGGCAACGATCCTATGGCATGGAGCGAACAATTGGAGAACTACATCAACGGAAAAATCCGGAACAATGAAGATGTGCGCTTGATAGCCGAAGATGGGGACATCCTCATTCTTACGAGGACGTCAGCCGGAAAACTCAGCAGCAGATATAATAATTACGGACAGACAATGAGCGATGAAACTTTTGAACGAAAGGCAAACGCCGCATCGCATATTGACGAATTGATAAAGGTATCTGTACGAGGTGGAGAGACTGTTCTTGATGAAGCCGGACGACATGGGAACATGGCGAAAGACGGCTGGAACTATCGAACGGCATATTTCATGGATTTCGATGGAAAGTATTATCGAACGCGCATTTCCGTTGCGCTGGGTAAGGATGGGAGCATTGTTTACAATATCGGGAAAATGCAAGAAAGAAGCACCCCCCGAATTGCTGGCTCTTCCGGAAACTCCGGCGCTCTGTTGGGGAATGCTTCTGTTAATAGTATACCCACCGATGGCGAAAATGTCAAGCCAAAGTTCTCGCTGAAAGCGCCTGTGGAGGAAACAAAAAATCTGCTGGCGCTGCATAACCTGACAGAGAAGAACCTGCTGGATGCCGCAAAGCTGGGCGGGCTTCCCATGCCGAGTATTGCCATCGTAAAGGCAGACGAAGGCCACGGCGAGTACGGCGATATTTCGTTTGTGTTCAGCAAGGATACCATCGACCCGCAGCTGTTCCGCAGCAACAAGGTATACGGTTACGACGCATGGACACCAACTGCCCCGCGAATTGAATATGAGGTAAATGAGAAATACGCCAAGAAAATCCACGACCTGTTTTACCGTATGGAGCGGGCGAAAGGCAGGAGCTTTGCAGACCCCTTATATTCTGCGGCAAACACGCTGGAGGACGAGCTGAACCGGAAGGGCGGCGTAGATAAAGTTGTCGGAGATATGCGCGACGACCCGCGCGTGATGAACATTTATCTGGAAGACACCGGGCGGGGTGCGGTAGAAAACGTAATGGAGCGCGAAGTCACACGCATGGACGACAATCAGCAGGAAATGGCATCGTTCCTGATCCGCGAATTGGGGGAGAGCACGGTAAACGATTTTCGCGCAAAGGGCGGCGAGTCGCCTATTGCGGCAAGAAAACTGTGGTACAAGGAACACGGCGAAGCGCTGAACGCCGCACTGCAAAAATACTACGAAAAGCTGGGGCTGCCTTCAAAGGATGCGGCCGATGTGGTAAACGCAGAAACCTTTGCGGCAAAGATGCGGTATATGTTGGATGCGCGGAAATATCTGGCTGGTAACACGGAAACTGTGACGGAAGAAGTGGACAGGGACGCCACCAACAAAGCTATCCGCGACAAGGTAAACAAGGCGGAATACGACCAGTGGCTTGACAATCTGTTTGACGGTGTTGTAAAAAACGAGGGCATTTACAACGGCAAGGACTACTATACATCCGCCGGCAATCGCAGGAGTTTTTCGGCAACGCACTATGAAATCACGCTGGAAAACATTGTTAAAGCGATGAAGCAAGGCGATCAGAAGGGTGCCAACACATTCTTTGGTGGCCAGGCAATTTGGGGTGTTGCGTCAAAGGATTACGGCTCTATTGACGAGATCAAGGCCGACTCCGGGCGGCTGCAGAAAATGACCGAGGAAGAATACAGTGCTATCCGGCAGAAGTATTCTGAACGCCTTGCGGAGCTGACCAACGAGATCAAGGATCCTGCGGCGCGAAATGAGTTTATTGCATCGGACGATGCGGCGTCGGCTATTGTAGAGACACTGCGGACAAAACGGACGGTTGCGGCGATTGACAAAGAGCTGCGGACATACCCCACGCTGCAAATCAAACCGGATACGGCGGAAAAGGTGCTGCAGCTGTATGAAGACATTTCCAATATGCCGACCGGGTATTTCGAGGCGAAGCCGCAGAGAGCCGTAGGTTTTGATGAAGTGTTGGCGGCGGTCATCCCTAACGACGCCAGCGCAGAGGTAAAGGCAGCGCTGGAAAACGCCGGTGTGCGGATGATCGAATACACAAGCGGAGACGAAAAAGCACGGCTGGATGCCGTGAACAGCGTAGAGGGGGCCAGATTTCAGCTACGGAGCACAGCGGACATTGAGCAGGAGATGCGCGACCTGAAACGGGAGCGCACGGCATTGGCCAGCCGCAACCGCGCATTGGAACAGCGGGTGCAGGACTTGAAGGGCGAAATGCGTATCAGCAATGAGCCGTCCGTAGTGCTGCAGGACGTGAAGCGGCTGGGGCTGGATACCATCCGGCGGTATGACAGCGACGTAAAGTACGCGGAAATTCAGACCGACATGGAGGCGCTGGGCAAGGCCGTGATGAAAAGGGACGTAAGCATGTCCGCCCTGATGCCTTACGCAAAGCGCGTGGCTGAAAAGATCGTGGACAACACGGCGGAGCTGACAGAGAACGGCGCGGAGCTGCTGGAAATCCGGGATTATTTGAAGCGGCAGAAGATCCTTACCGCCGGGGAGATGTATCACTACAACGAGTTCCGCAAACAGCACATGGGCACAATGAAACTGAACAAGAAGGATGGCACACCGGTAGATACGATCTATGCGGAGATGACGGAGATGTTCGGCGAGGGCTATTTTCCCAGTGACGTGTATACCGAGGCCGACAAGCTATATCGGATTGCGGATGTGCTGGACGGCATGGACGCGATTTATCAGAATCCTTTCGCCGGGTATCGTGACGCAGCGGTGCAGGAGATCGCCAACGACATCATTGACGGCATGATCTCCGATCAGGTGCGGCAGAAGAAAACGTATGCCGACCGGATGGCGCTTGAAAAGCAGGAAGCCGTAGGCCGTGTGCGTGAAATGCTCTACAAGGAGCGTGAAAAGCGGAAAGGACAGATAAAGCAGCTGCGCAAGGAGTACAGCGAAAAGACCCAAAAGGGGCGGGAGAAGCGGTATGCCACGGAGATGCGGGCACGGATTGCCCGGCACACAGGGGCTATCTCCGAAAAGCTGCTGCGTCCCACGGACAAAAACCATATCCCGGAGGAACTGCGCATTGCGGTGGCGAGCCTGCTGAAAAACATCAATTTGGAGAGTGCGTACAGTTTTGATGAAAACGGCAGACTGCGCAAGAATACCGATGGCGATCCCACGAAACGGACAATGCAGGCGGAAAAATTAAGACGTATGTACGACGACATAATCGACCGCGATGGGGATATGGTCGTTGACCCTGCATTGACGGAGGGCGGCGGGCTGTTGGCATCTCTTTCCGATCTGGGAGACAAGCGCATTGCTGACATGAGCGTGACGGAGCTGGAAACCGTATGGAACGCTATCCGCGCCATCGAAAATACGCTGACCAGCTACAACAGGACACAGGCGAATGAAAAGTACGCGCATATAAGCGAGTGGGCGGAGGATTTGGCCGCAGGAAGCATGAGCCGCAGACGCAGAAACCGCAAGCTCTCCCTTGACATGGCAGACCCGTATACGTACTTCTCCGCTTACGGAAAGGCCGGCATGCAGATCTACCGGACGCTGCGGAACGCGCAGGATCGGGAGTATGTGATGCTGTTGGATGTCAGGGACAGTGCAAAGCGTTTCCTTGATGCAGACGTATATAAGAACCGCGATGAGCGGCATACGTTCACCACAGGGCGCGGCGTGGAGCTGACGCTGACAACCGGGCAAATCATGAACCTGTACAATCTTGCCAAGCGCGGCGAGCAGGCCATGAACCACCTGATGGTGGGCGGCATCGTGCAGCCGGAGATCAAGCGGGACGGCAAGCTGAAAGCCATTGACCGTGGAGAGCAGAACATTCAGCTGACGCTGGAGGACATCAAAGCCATCACCTCTGTGCTGACGCCGGAGCAGATCAAGGTGGCGGCCGGCTTGCAGAAGCTGGCCAGCACGAAGCTGGCGGAATGGGGCAACGAAGCCAGTATGCAGGTGTACGGCTATCGTAAGTTCAAGGAGGAACACTACTGGCCGATCAAGGCTGCGAGAGATGCTGTCTCTGCCACAGTTGAGAAGGACGCAGACAATGCCCGCTCGATCAAGAACATGGGCAGCGCAAAGGCACTGACGCCCAACGCCAGCAATGCGCTGGATATCGGGGACGTGTACGATGTGTTTGCCCAAAACGCCAGCGACATGATTAAATACGCCACGCTGCTGGCACCGATGGAGGACATCAACCGGCTGTACAACTACCGGTACCGGGACAGCATGGGTAATCTGACGGGCAGAAATGTTCAGCAGGTTCTTTCCGGCGTGTACGGAGATTCGGCACAGAAGTATTGGCGGAACCTGATGCGCGACGTGCAGAACGGCATGGTGAAAAACGCCAGCGCCACCACAAGGGCCGTGGAGCGCATTGTGGGCAACGCAAAGGGCGCCGCGGTGGGTGCGAACCTGCGAGTGGTCATTCAGCAGCCCACGGCGTACTTCCGGGCGGCGGTGGCTCTTGACCCGGAGTACATGGTAAAAGGGGTTAAAAAAGGCGTGACAGCTGGAAACGGCTGGGACAAGGCCAGACGGTGGGCACCTATTGCGGGCATCAAGGACACAGCCGGCTTTGACCAGGGCAGCCGGTACACCATCGCACGGGAGGTATACGGCACAGACGGCGGTGTGCTTGAGTGGCTGAAAGACAAGAGCATGGCACTGGCCGGGAAAGCCGACGCGGTGACGTGGGGCAAGATATGGAACGCCTGCGAATGGCAGGTAGCGTCTGAAACGAATCTCGAAGTCGGCAGCGATGCTTACTATCAGCGGGTGGCGGAGGTGTTTACGGATGTGATCGACCAGACGCAGGTGGTGGACGGCATCATGCAGCGGACGCAGATCATGAGGGACAGCGACGCACTGACACGTCAGGCCACATCGTTCATGGGCGAGCCGCTGAAAAGCTTGAATATGTTCATGCGTGCCTATGACGCATGGGCGTATGAAAATAACCCGCAGAAGCGCAGTTCAGCATTGAAAAAGCTCAAGCGCTCCGTGGCCGCGCTGGTCGTGACAGATGTGGTCAACGCGCTGGCGCAGTCCATCGTGGACGGCTTGCGAGACGACGACAAGGATAAAAACTGGGCGGAACGTATTCTGGAAGCATTTACCGGCTACTCCGGGGATGAAGAAAATGCGGGCGAGGCCGTAAAAAATGTTGTGCTTGGCGGAAACCTTATCAGCAACATGAACCCAATAGGCCGTATTCCGTACTTGAGGGACATTTTGTCCATCTTGCAGGGTTACACCGTTGACCGCATGGATGCAGCAGCGGCAGATGACATTATCCGGACAGGCAAGACGTTCATCAAGGGCTTGAACGGTGATGCAAAAACCACAACGGCTTACAACCTGAAGCAGGTCATGCTCATGTGCAGCAAGGTTTTTGGCATCAGCATAGGCAACATGGGGCGCGACATGTGGTCTATCGCCCGCAGCATTGCCAGCGACACCGGGAATGTGCGGCTGATGTTTGAGATGGAAAAGGCCATCTACCGCATGGACAAGAGCGCTGGAAACAAGAAACGGTGGTGCGAGCTGCTGTACCGGGCGCAGAAGGATAACGACACCGAAACGGCGCGTCTGATCTACAAGGAGATGCTGGAACACGGCTACGAGGAAACGGACGTTCGGCAGGGCGTTGAGGCCATCATGAAAGCGGAGCAGAAGGTAAAATCTGTGGATGATCTGAAAAACCGGTGGAGAGCACCGTAATAAACGAAAGGAGTAACGGGCGATAGGCGCAACCATCCTATGGCACCATCCCGCCGAAAGGCGATCCGCAGGCCTGCGTAAGCAGGATGAAGCAGGAGCACCGGGAAATCCGCGCCATGCTGCAGGGCATGGCACCCAAGAGGGCTATCGCATGGATCCAATCTTTTGAGTTACCCCAAGAGGAAGCCCAGTGCATCGCGGAGTGCGATGTGCGGCGGCGAAGCTGCGTGGAGCAGGCATTTCGCATGAACGTGTCTGTGGACGTGGTAAAACGACGCCGACGCAGGGCATACCGAAAAATTGCAGACGGGCTAAACGCAGAAAAAAGCCACACCTGAAAAGGTGTGGCTTTTTTATTTGCCGCCGAAAGGGGGTACGGCGGCGTTAGTGGTGTGTAGCCTGATTATACAGCGGAATATAAAAAAGTGCAATAGAGTTGGCTGATTTTTTTACGCGCACTTTTCAGCCACTTTATCGCCACTTTGAAACGGGCATATCCCTGTATGCTTACATCAAAGAGAGGTGGTCGTGATGTTCGTGCGCTACAACCCCAACCCAGCGGGGAAAAACGTGGGGGATTGCCCGGTAAGGGCTATCTGCAAGGCCACGGGGCAGGGATGGCATGAGACGTATGTGCAGCTGTGTATGCAGGGGATGGCTTTGGCGGATATGCCCAGTGCCAACAATGTATGGGGCGCGTACCTGAAAAAACTGGGATTTAGGCGGCATATTATCCCGGAGGATTACCCGGACAGCTATTCCGTGGGTGACTTCGCAAGGGAACACCCGCGTGGTACATATCTTCTGGCGCTGGCGTCCCACGTGGTGTGCGTGATAGACGGAGACTGGCATGACACGTGGGACTCCGGGGCCGAAACACCTTTGTATTTTTGGGAAAGGACGGATGAGGAATGAACTATCCCTATTACGGAAACCCCTATATGCCGCCGATGCCGGACAATCTCGGCCAGCTCAGGCAGCAGCAGATGATGCAGACTATGCCGCCGCGTATGCCTGTGCAAACGGTTCAACAGCAGCCAATGCAAACAAGCGTTGTATGGATCAGCGGAGGCAAAGAAGAGGCAAATGGGTTTATGGTTGCCCCTAATTCTCGTGTAATTATCTTTGAAACAAACTCGATGATTTTCCACATCAAAGAACGAGACGCAAGTGGTACGCCTATTCCAATGAGAACGTTTAATTACGTTGAAGAAACCGAAACAGTACATCAGGATACTAAAATAGATGATAAGTTTGTTACCCGCGAGGAATTCAACAAACTGGCGGCGCTTGTGGGCGAAATGAAGGGCAAGAAACACAAGGAGGAAAAGGGCGATGAATAATCCGTTTTTTAATGCGCTGGGCGGCGGTATGGGGCCGCTGGGCAATTTTGGGCAGCTGATGCAGAAATTTCAGCAGTTTAAGCAGACGTTTCAGGGGGACCCAAAAGCAGAAGTGGAGAAAATGCTGCAAAGCGGCGCGCTGACCCAGGAGCAACTCAACCAGGTCCAGGCGATGGCAAAGCAGTTCCAGAACCTTTTGTGATCAATATCGTGGCCACGATTTGATGAAATACATTTTTATCCGAAAGGAGTGACGACAATGGCAATTACTGACGGCGGCGCCACCATGACCATGCCCGTGGCCCCTACCGGCATGATGGGCGGCGGCTTCGGCGGCGAAAACGGATGGTGGATCATCCTGTTTTTGATCGTGCTGTTTGGCTGGGGCCGTAACGGCTACGGCAACAACAACGGTGGCGTGATGGACGGCTATGTGCTGACCTCCGACTTTGCCAACATCGAGCGTAAGCTGGATGCGGTGAATAGCGGGATCTGCGACTCCACGTTTGCCCTGAACAACTCTATCAATGGCGGCTTTGCTACGGCGGAGCTGTCCCGCGCAAACCAGCAGGCGGCGCTGATGCAGCAGCTCAACGCCATGCAGATGCAGAACCAGGAGTGCTGCTGCGAGAACCGTGCGGCTATCGCCCAGGTGCGGTACGACATGGCGACGCAGGCCTGCGACACCCGCAACACCGTGCAGACGGCGGCCCGGGACATCGTGGAGAACGCGAACGCCAATTCCCGTGCGATTTTGGACTTCCTGACGCAGAGCAAGCTGCAGGATCTTCAGAGCGCCAATCAGGAGCTGCGCTTGCAGGCATCTCAGGCTGCGCAGAACAACTACCTGATCTCCCAGCTGCGCCCCACACCCATCCCGGCGTATGCTTCCTGCAACCCGTGGGCAAGCGGCAGTTATACCGGCTGCTGCGGCTGCTGAAAAGTGCATAGCACCAGCTGTTCGGGATTTCCGAACTGTTCAGCCCCGTGCTGATACTGACACCACGCGGCGGGGCAATAGTCCCGCCGCTGTATTTTTAGAAAGGACTGAACTTATGAAAACGATTGACGAGCTGAAACAAGAATTTGTAGACCATCTTGCCGCTATGGATAAGTCCGAAATGAGCATGTGTGAGCTTACAAACTATGCTGATCTGCTGCATAAGGCGGACGATCTTTTTAAGCCAAGCTATACAGATGTACTTGCATCCGGCTTCATTTCCCCCTTTGCGGCAACTACTTGGAAAAAGGAGGAGAAGAAAAATGGCTGAATACGTGAATCCCGGAATTGCGATTGTTCCCGCTGGCCAGAATGTGCCTCTGACGGAAACCGCGGTCAACAGCAAGCCGTGCATCGTGCACCGTGAGGGCGCCGGGGTGGTGACGCTGCGCGGGATGACGAACCAGTGCAGAGCGCTGTACAAAGTCACTTACGGCGGCAACATCGCCATTCCCACCGGCGGCGCCGTGGGAGCCATCACCGCTGCGCTGGCCGTCAACGGCGAGGCGCTGACCAGCGCCACAGCGACGGTGACGCCTGCTGCCGTGGAAAACTATTTCAATATCTACGTTTCCGCGCAGGTGTGCGTGCCGAAGGGCTGTTGCCTGACGGTCGCCATGAAGAACACCAGTACGCAGGCGGTCAGCTTTGCCAACAGCAATCTGACCGTTGAGAGAATTGCGTGAGAGGAGGGACGACATGAACATGAAGGAACTTTTTGGCATCCGCGAGATGCTGTGTGACGAGCTTTCCGAGTATGCCGGCAAGCAGGAGATGGGCACCGGAGAGCTGGACGTGATCCACAAGCTGACGTCCTCTATCAAGAACATTGATAAGATCGCCATGTTTGAGAGCGGCGGGTACAGCCGTGACGATGGGTATTCCCGCGAGGATGGGTATTCCCGCGGCGGCGACTGGGATGCGAGCATCCGGGGTACGTATGGGCGCGGCAGCTCGTACCGACGCAAGCGGGATTCTATGGGGCGGTACAGCCGCGATGACGGGTATTCCCGCGAAAGCCGCGGCAAGGAGGCCATCGAGCGCATGATGCAGGACACGGACGACCCCACGGTGAAAGAGGCGCTCCGTCAGGCTGTGCACGTCATGGAGAACGCCTGACGGGCGAATTTCATCTGTAATTTCATCTGTAATTCGTATGTAATATTCTTGTGATTTTTACAGATGAGACGTAATTACCGCAAGATAAACGCAAAAGGTTAAAAGCCGGGAAGCGTTGAAAACAAAAGGAAAACCGGGGAAACGTTGTGTTTCCTCGGTTTTCTCTTTGGCGCGGAAGGAGGGATTTGAACCCGACAGAAAAAAGTTGGGATGCCGCATAAACACACGGTTTTTTATTTTACGTCTGTAATTTCATCTGTAATTCGTGCTGAAAAGTAGTCGTTGATGGTGGTGTTTGCGGTGGTCTTAGCACTGTCGAACACATAGGAATATGTTTTTCTGTAAGTGCTTTCGCAGCTCCAGCCGCCGCGCTCCATTGCGATGCGGTCGTCAATGCCCAGCGACTTCATAACGGCGGCATTGGTGTGGCGCAGGCCGTGGACGGTGGTGTCCTGAATCCCGGCGCGGTCGCAGGCGCGGTGGATATGCTTTCGGACAGTGTCGGGGTGCATAGCAAACAAGCGGCCATCGGGACGGTGCGGGAGCTGGCGTATTTTATCCATGATATAGTCCGGGCAGTCTATGGTACGCTGGGAGGATAGATTTTTTGCGGTGTCCTTCTGCACCCATTTATTGTGTTCGTCCGGGACAACGGCGCGGCGGATATGCAGAAGGTTATTCTCCGTGTCCACGCAGTCCCAGCACAGACCCACGATCTCGGAACGGCGCATACCCAACCAGACGGCCAGCAGGATTGGAATCTCGCAGGAATCGCCCTGGACGGCCTCTACCAGTTTGCCGATGTCCTCCGGTTGTAGGTATTTTTTGACAGGCTTCTGCACCTGCGGCAAGCGGACGCCGAACACGTCCACGCCGCATTCCTTCAAGACGGGGCGAATAAGCCCATAGGCGTTGGCTACGGTTTTGGCAGAGACAATCTTGGCCTCCGCATTGACAGCAAGCTGCACGTCCTGTTTGCTTATGGTGCGTACATCACGATTCATGAGGGACGGGAATCTGTTTTTCTGGGCGGTTTTATAGCCGCGGACAGTAGCCGGAGAGAGAACGGCGCTTTTGCTTGCAATGTAGTCGTCAATGGCGGCGGTGAGGGAAACGCGCTCCGCCTTAGTATGCTCTTTGGCGCCGGACTTCAGGGCGGCGGCTTCGTTTTCCGCCTCGCGCTTGGTGGGGGCGGTGACGGAGATGCGTTTTCCGTCGATCATAATGTTGACGTTCCAGTTGCCGGATGGCAGCTGTGTGGCTTTTGGGATTTTCATGGGATACCTCCAATGGGGGTTACATACAAAAATACAACAAGAAACTTGTGAATTACGTCTATTGAAAACAAGAAACTTGTGATGTACAATGTCTGTGTAAAATAGAACGAATGTTTTATTCTCCGAAGTCTGGTGTGTGTTTCCTTGCGTAACGCAAGTACATGATAAAAACAGCGGCAAATATGCCGATACCGGCGGCAAGCAACAAAAAGACGAGCCATGCGAATACACCGGCCTGCCCTCCCTGAATAAGTCCCTGGTTAGGGACGCAGTAGTCAAAAAAAATATATCCCACGATAACAGCCATAAATATGGCACACAAGAGCATAAGGCCATAAATGGCAAATTTGGTGTCCCTTACTTTCTTGCGCTGGTATTCAATGGTTTTCTTCATCTGCTCTATGCCACCCTCAAGACGGGCTATATGCACATCGGCGTCATGGATCTGTTTTTGATGCGCAAGCTGTTCGTTGGCCTGCGCCAATTCATCTTCTGTAGTTATGACCGGCTCTATCCCGAAGTATTCGTCAAGAGACACTCCGAGGGTGGCGCAGATGGCTCCGGCATTATAGACGTTGGGCGCTTTGGATTTGGAAGCAAAAAAGTTTCCGATGGTGGATATGGAAATTCCGGTTTCGTCTGCCAAGTCCTGAATGGTGATATTCTGTCGATCACGTGCTTCGCGGCACAATTCCTTTAACGTATCTTCCATTTTTTCCCTCTTTTCCCCTTTTTGGCGGTCAATTATCCTAATTCTGTTGCGAGAAAACCGCGGTTTCCCCTTTTTGGCGTTGACCGACCCAACTTAAAACTGCTACGGTAAAGCCGCAGCAGACAGGCGTGATGGTTGGCGTGGCTGCTGCAAGCCCCCGCCGCCGTTGCGGAGACGGCGGGGGCGCCTAAACTATGGGCTGCACACGGAACATGCCGTGTATCCGCTGGCGATTGCGTCGGTCAGTGAAATGGAATAACAGCTCGAGCGCAGGTACTGACATCCCCACCTGTGGTACTTGGAGCCTGTTGCCGTAATATAAACTGTGTAATCAACGTATGGCGTATAACTGTATGATGGTTGGGCGTCTTCATACCCAGCATTATATCCGTTACTGTACCCCGTGTTGTACCCCTTTGTATAACCTGAATTGTAACCGGCTGTTTTCCCTTTCGAATATCCGGCTTTCTCGCCGTCTTTGTATCCGTAGTGGTACCATTCGTCCTTTGCCCGCTCGTATCCGACGGAATCTCCATAACAAAATCCGCCGACAAAGAGGCAAAGGCATAAAATAATTATCCACAAAACTTTTTTCTTCGGCTTCGGGGCGGGTTTGCATTGTTCGATATGATTCTGCTGGTCACCAAATAGGTTTGTCGGCGGCACATTTTTTAATTGATAGCGAACAGTTCCGGAATCTTCCGTGGAATTATCCACAAAACCACACCCCCTTTCCGACACTTATTATATAACTTGTCAAAAGAATAGCAAGGGTGGCGCGGCGATTTCAGGCAAATAAACAGAAAAAACAATTTTTATTATACAATTTGACGAAAGAAAGGGGAAGAAAATGGGGAAAACACAGATTACTGAACAGGAGATTAACGCGGTGATCGACCTATACCGCAAGCTCACACCAGAACGAAAAGTTACTTACCTTGCCCATCTGCGGAAGCTTGACGCAGATACGCCAGCTCCCGCGCAAGCTGTTCAGGAGACATCTTGCGAAGAATAGAGACAATTTCGAGTTCGTCAGCGCTCAAGTCCTCGGCCATCTGGCCGGGGGCTTTTTCTTTTTGCCCTGCGGTCAAAGCTTCCACAGGCACGTTAAAGTAATCCGCCACGCGCTGTAGATTTGCGTCACGCGGCACGGTTCCGCCACGCCACCGTGTAACAACAGAGCGCTGAAATCCCATTTCTTCGGCGGCGGCGGACGGGGATATGCCCGCTTTTGCGCACAGCTCTATAAACGTCAAATAGAACAAATTATTTACCTCCTAATTGTGCAAGTGCACAAATATCTACAAACGCAACATTTTGTGTTGACTGTTGCGAAAGTTTGCTATATAATGGCATCACGAAAGGCAACATAAGCAACATACCGGAGAGGAGAGGGGGTGAGAGAATGGGCGCAGGAGCAGTATTGGCCTTTCAGTACTGCACCGCTGTATTGATCGGGAACATTTGGGTGCTGGTGAGCCATTTACGGCGGTTATCCCCGAAGGAGCATAAGGAGTTGGATAAAAGACAAGACGGCGGCGATAACACCAGCGCACGCGGCTATTATTGCGATATTGCGAGAGCTGTGATTTACGGCTCGAATGTAGGCGCGTTCCTCGTCGTGGTCTTTCTTTTCCTGATCAAACTGTGAGTAAAGGGCTTTGCCTTTGAATGTGATGGAGACAGTTGACCACGGCTCTTTGCCGCATTTGATGCAGCGGTCATCCAGAAGCATTTGGAAAAAGCCCTCGGCGGTAACTTGGTTGTCCGGGAATTTGTTCAACAGCTGGGACTGTTCCATTTCGCCGCCGTTGTCCAGAAGGACGGAAAGAAGATCGTATTTGGTCATAAGCACCTCGTGATACATAGTAGTGTGGCAACTTTATGGTATCACGAAAAGTAAACTTTTGCAACTATAAATTTGAAAGGAGAAAAGAAATGCCGGAAGCATGGACGGGACGACTGATCGGGAGGATGCACAACAACCGCATTACCTATTCCGACCTAGGCGCAGAGCTTGGGGTCGGAAAGGCGTATGTGTGCCAGATCCTGAACGGCGTGAAGAAGCCGAAGGACATCCAGAAGCGGATGGAAGCTGCGCTGGACGCCATCATTGAGAGGAAGAAGAGTTGAGGGCACGGGAGATGGCGACATCGGAGGACAGAAGTACTGAAAACATCCTACGTAAGCTGCGTGAGAGAGCCGGTCTGACGGCGGCAGGCGTTGCCAGAGCAGCCAGTATAAGCGAGGAAGCGTATCGGCGATACGAACAGGGAGACACGACATATCTCTCATGGATCAAGTGTAAGCGGATAGCACAGGCGTTTGGATGTAACGTGTACTGGCTATGGGATGCTTTGCAGGGCATGGGACACGAGTTCACCGGATACACCGGTACCGGCTGGATGACACCACACAAGGAGGGAAAGAAATGTTGAGGCCGCAGCAGACGGCGAAGCGGAGGCGCGGGTTTGAGAGCGCGGTACGCGGCGCGATGGGACGGGCGCTGATCCGTACCAACAAGGAGCTGGGACAGGCTGTGGGCATGACAGAGACGCAGATGTCCTACCGGATGAGCGGAAAGACCAAGTGGTCGATTGAGGAGGTGTGGGCGCTGGACAGCGTGCTGCACTTCACAGACGAGGAGAAACTGATGATGATCGGAGGTGCGAAATGACGTGGTTTGCATGGACGCTGGCGTTTATCGGCGCGGCGTGGCTGAGGTGGGCTATCGTCAAGGGCGTGGAGGCGCTGGGGCGATGAGAGAGCGGAACAGGCGGGCGCGGGAATACTCCCGGCTATGCCGCACCAGAAGATGGTGCAGGCGTATGTGGGTAGTGGCAATCGTCCTGTGGGTGATGCTGCTGGTGCTGGTGGCGTGGTGCCTGACGCTGCCGGAGGTAGATGGTGAACCGGAGCACACAGCGCAGGCCGGTGTGGTGAAAGCGATGGTGAAGTGGGAATGAGTATGATTGTACCGCCCTGCGGGGTACGGTGCGACCGGCGCGAGGTCGGGTGCCACGGGAGTTGCGCGGCGTGGGCAAGGTACGAAGCGCAGCGGAACGCAGAGTATGAGCGCGTGGCAAAGGCGGTGCAGGATACCAACATTGTAGAGGCTGGGAAGTGGCGCAGCTTGGAGCAGGCAATGCGGAGGAAAATCGGAAAGGAGTGGAGACGATGAACCGACTGAAAGAAAGGCGGCTGGAGCTGGGGCTGACGCAGGAGGCGGTCAGCGGCATTCTGAAGCTGGCAGACGCACGGATGGACGTGAGCATGGTGAGCCGGTTTGAAAACGGCGTGTGCCTGCCCACGGAGGAAGTCACCGAGGCGCTGGAGGCGGCGCTGCGGGCCAGCAGGGCGTATCTGTTCGGCGAGGACGAGAAAGCCGAATTGCCCATGCGGACGGCGGAGACGGAACGGATCGCCGGTCTGATCCCTATCGGGCGCAGGAACGCCATCAGCCGGGAAGACCTGGCGGCGGCGCTGCACACCACCGACCGGAAGATGCGAAAGGCGGTGGCCGAGGCAAAGAAGCAGGGCTTGATGATCTGCAACGACGGGGACGGATATTACCAGAGCGACGAGTTGAGCGACCTGTGGCGGCAATACAGGCGGGAAACGGCGCGGGCAATGTCTATCCTTAAGGCGCGGAAGCCCATGCGGGAAGTGCTGAAAGCGGCTGGTAGGCCGGTGTGATGCGAGTTAAAAAGAAAAGATGGGAGCGCAGAGATACAGGCGTTTTGTACATCTGCGATGATTGTGGTGCGGAGTTTGAAGACCCGGCCATGTGTACCTACAAACATTACCCGGACGGCGAGTTCGGTGAGGAAATGACAGAATACCAATGCCCGTATTGCGGCAGTGAGTATGTGGGAAAGGCGGAAGAATAATGCTGAAATCTTTTGACGAGTTAATACGGGTGGATGTAAAGCCGTTTTGCGATTTACGCGACGCAAAGGACGAGAAGGGTAATGTTATCAAGGTCCCTTATTTGAGCTGGGCAAAGTGCGCCAAGTTGCTCCACGAAAACGGAGCATCCAGCGTGTGGTATGCCCCTCGGAGGTGCCCGGAAACAAATACATATCTGTGGCCGCAGGCCAAAATTACTACCAGTAAAGGAAGGATTACAGAATGCTGGTTTGTGTCTGTTGAAATCCACATTGACGATTTGGAGTTTTCCTACGACATGCCCCTGTTGAACGGATCCCTTGTGGTGTATGAGGACACGCTGAACCAACTCCGCATAAACAACGCGCTGGCGAGAGCTTTCGTTAAGGGCGTTGCCGTTCGCACCGGACTTGGGTTTGACCTTTGGGCAGAAGGTGACGGAGACGATGGTGAGGACGATTTAAGCCGTCACAGTATCTTTGCCATAAAGGAGAGACTGGAAAGGCTAATCACCATGAAAGAACGAAATGGGCTTGACCACAACGACCTGCTTCGGGGGCTTGGGATCAACGAAAAACAGCTTGTTCAGTTGATGGGCTATTTTGCAAAGCTGGACGCGCTTGAAAAGGCTGTGAGTAAGCTATGATACGTAACCACGACAGAAGCGGGTGGTTTGGCGCAAGCGACACTGCCACCATCATGGGTAACTGGAATACAGATACATTTCGAAGGTGGTGGCTGGTGAAGCTGGGTGTTAGAAAAGACAGGTTCGCCACGCCGGCAATGCATTGTGGCTCGGCTTACGAGCACAAGATACTTGATGCGCTGCGTGTAAAGACACGAGACAGGCAGATACGCATTCGTTCGCTACGTTTGCGCGTGAACTATGACGGGGAAAGCAGACAACTCATTACCGAAGTGAAAACGCATAGCAAACCTGCATTCAAAGTTACGAAAGCGTATTGGCAGCAGTGTCAGGTGGAGATGTTTGCCAGCGGATGCGGAGTGTTCCGAAAGAGAAAATTTTGCAGGATCGTGGCATACCGCGTTACAGAAGACGAATTGTTTAATTTTTTCCTGCCAATAGACGAAAACAGGTTGACACAGCACAATGTTGATTATGACGCGGAGTGGGTCGAGGGGTGTTACCTACCTCGCCTTAGGTATTTGGCAAAATGCCTAAGCACAGGGCATTGGCCGAAGGAGGAAGAATTATGCAGCAGGTGACAGTCGATGGCGCACGGTGGCAGCAGGACAGTGATGGCGCGTGGCTGGCGCTGCGTGTGAAGTCGCCGCAGACCGCTATGGACGTGTGCGACGCGCTGAAGCCAGACAAGGAGTACAACGTGACCATCAAGGGCAAAGGCCGGAGCCTGGATGCCAATGCCTATTGCTGGGTACTGCTGGACAGGCTGGCGGCACACTACGGCATCTCCAAGCAGGAGGTTTACCGGCAGGAGATACGGAACATCGGAGGCGTGAGCGATGTGCTGTGCCTGCGGGAAAAGGCGGCGGATGCGTTCTGCCGGAGCTGGGAGCGGAACGGGTTCGGCTGGATGTCCGATATCGGCCCCAGCAAGCTGAAGGGCTGCGTGACCGTGACAGTATGGTACGGCAGCAGCACCTACGACACGGAGCAGATGTCGCGGTTGATAGATGCTGTTGTGGAGGAATGTAGGGCGGTAGGTATTGAGACGATGACGCCAGCAGAGCTGGATGCGCTGGTGAGCCGGTGGGGTGAGGTGAGTACATGGGGGCGCTGAACATGCAGCCATGTTGGACATGCAAGAAGTGCTACGGCGATTGCAGCTGGACGAAGAAGAACCCGGAGCCGGTGCCCGGATGGGACGCCACGCCGACGGTAAAATTTCACGGAAGCGGCGGCGGTAAATACTGCATGCACAGCTACGCCATACACAGCTGTCCGGAATACGAATGGGACGGGACGGAGGTAAGCAATGGAGGACAAGCGGTGCTTTTTGTGCGGCAGGAATGACCCAAGCGATCCGTTAGAGAAGCATCATCTTCTGGGTGGTGCGAACCGCAAGAAGAGCGAGAAATACGGCCTTGTTGTGTACCTGTGCGGCAACAGGTGCCACAGGAACGGAAAGACAGCAGTACACCGCAGCGGCGAACAAATGCGCAGGCTGCGGCGGTACGGACAGCTAAAGGCCATGCAGGAGCAGGGCTGGACGGAAGAGGACTTCCGGCGAGAATTTGGGAAATCATATTTGTAAGGAGATTTGACATGGTAAACAGAACGATTTTGCAGGGACGGCTCTGTGCGGATCCTGAGATGCGTAGAACCAACAACGGTACGGCGGTGTGCAGCTTCCGCGTGGCGTGGAGCGAGACCATCAAAGACCGGGAGACGAAGCTGTTCCTGAACTGCGTGGCGTGGCAGGGCACGGCAGAGCTGATCTGCAAATACTGGTACAAGGGCAAGGAAATCCTTCTGGAGGGCAAGCTGTCCACCCGCGAATACCAGGACAAGAACGGCAATGACCGCAGTGTGACGGAGATGACAGTTGATCGTGTCCACTTCTGCGGCAAGAACGAGGACGGGCACGGTATGACGCCCCGGACGGACGGCAAGAGCCAGTTCGCGGAGCTGGACGAGGATGAAGACCTTGGTTCGCTGCTGCCGTTCTAAAGGGGGTGGCATGAATGGGCAAGATGCAGGACGAGATCAAGGCGCTGCGCAGGCAGAACACGCATTTGCAGAACGTGGTGCAGCGGCAGCGGCAGCACCTGTCAGAGCTGACTGGTGCCGTGCAGGACTACAAGAAGGCCATCACGGCTCACTATGTGGCTTGTGCCATTACCTTCGGAGAGAAACGGGAGGACTGCGATACGCTGTGGGGCTGGCATCTGGAGGTACCCGCCAACCTTGTGAGTAAGGCATTGGAGGACTACACAGGCGATGTGCGGTTGGACAAGGAGCGCGGGGTGTACGTCATAGGCGTATCGCCGAAGGAGTGAGAGGTGGCGCAATGGCAAGAAACTATGCTGCACTCCCCTATGATTATTTAGAGGAGATGGAAGCACTCAACGATGCAGAGTTCGGTCGGCTAACGCGGGCATTGCTGGCATACAGCATGACGGGAGAGCAGATAGCGCTCTGTGGCAATGAGAGATTTTACGCCAAGCGCGTTATGTCTCAGGAGGATCGGTTTAAGGCAAGCTATGAGGAAGTGTCCGTAGTACGGAGCGAAGCAGGTAAAGCTGGAGCGGCTGCAAGATGGCAAAATGGCAAACGCATTTTTGCCAATGGCAAAAATAGCAAAGCCATTTCTGCCAATGGCAAAAATGGCTATACCGAAACCAATACCGAAACCAATACCGACACTCTGCCATCTAACGATGGCAAGAGTGATACACGCGCGGCGCGCTTCACACCGCCATCCGCTGATGATGTGTCTGCCTATGTGAAGACGCAGGGCTACCACGTCAACGCAGAACGCTTTGTAGCCTTTTACGAGCAAAAGGGATGGATGGTGGGGAAAAACCACATGAAGGACTGGAAAGCCGCCGTGCGGAGTTGGGAAACGAGATGGAAGGAGGAACACGGAGGTGGATGTAACGGCAGTGCTGGAGAATCTGCGAAAAAATGGAATATCCCCGGAGAAGTCGTACTTTGAGTGCCCGGACTGCGAGGACAGGGGTTATACGGTCACACGCAGTGCCACCGGGGAGCTTATGACCCGGAGCTGCCATTGCCAGATACGAAAGGACAACCAGCGGCGCATTGAACGAAGCGGGCTTGCCGGTCTGCTGGAAAGCTGCACGCTGGAGACGTACCAGACGGCGGAGACGTGGCAGAAGCAGGCCAAGCAGATGGCCGAGGCGTATATCATGGGCTGGCGCGGAAAGTGGTTCTATGCCGGCGGGAACCCCGGCAGCGGCAAGACGCACCTGTGCACGGCGATTTGCGGAAAACTGATGGAGGCGGGCTTGCCGGTGCGGTACATGCAGTGGCGGGCAGACATCCCCTCCATCAAGGCAAGGGTAAACGATGCGGAGCTGTATGCAGATGCCGTTGGGAAGCTGAAAACCATCCGCGTGCTTTACATCGACGACTTTCTCAAGGGCAACGTGACGGAGGCCGACCGGAACATTGCATTTGAAATACTCAACGCACGGTACATAAAGCCGGAGTGCGCCACGATCATCAGCTCCGAGCGGACGATAGGCCAGATATTGGACTGGGACGAGGCGATAGGATCCCGCATTGCGGAGCGGTCAAAGGGCTTTACCATGAGCGTGACGGGCAGCGGGAAGAACTGGAGGCTTAGATGAACGACGGCGCATGGGAGATCGCGTCCGGCAGGCTGTGCGCCGACTGTGTGCGGGCTATGTGGCTGGAGTATATATTTGCCCCAGATCCGTATATCTGGGCGCCCGGAACCTGCGACCGCTGCGGTGAGCGGAAGAAGCAGACCGCAAGGCTGCGGTACACGATGAACAAACGAGGATTGGAGAAGAAAGGACTGGAGAATGGGCCTGAAAAGTGACGACCTGGCGCGGCTTAGTCCTGCGGCGCAGAAGCAGGTCATGGAGAAGATGCGGAAACCGGGGAAGTACAAGGCGCAGAAGACCAAGCGCGGCAAGCTGACCTTCGACAGCAAGAAGGAGGCGGAGCGCTACGACGCTTTGATGTTGCTGCAGAAGGCCGGGGAGATACGTGGGCTGAAATTGCAGGTGCGGTACTGCTTGCAAGAGGCGTACACAACGTTTGAGGGCGAACGGGTGAAAAGTATCGACTACATCGCGGACTTCGTGTATGAGCGCAGAACGGCTCCTGACAGCTACGGCCAGCGGTACTGGCTGCCAGTGGTGGAGGACGTGAAGGGGATGCGTACCCGCGAGTATGCCATGAAAGCAAAGCTGTTCCGCAGTAGGTACGGGTTTGCCATCCGGGAGGTGTGACGTGGAGCGCACAAACCAGCCGCTGACGAATGAAGCGACAAGGAAACTAATGGCGCTGGACGTGCAGGACAAGGAGATACTGACCTACGAAAAGCTGGACGAGTGGTACACCGCATGGGGCGGGCAGTGCTACGTCAGCTTCTCCGGCGGCAAGGACAGCACGGTGCTGGCGTATCTGGCGGCGCGGTACCTGTCGAGCTTCAGGACACCGCCGTGGGAGCTGAACTTGGTGTTTGTGAACACGGGGCTGGAATATCCAGAAATACAGAAATTCGTGAATGAGTACGCCGACTGGCTACGGAGGGAGTTCCCCCGCGTGACTGTCAATCTCCACCGTTTGCGCCCGAAGATGAACATTCGGCAGGTGGTGACGAAGTACGGGTATAGCGTCATAGGAAAAGATGTGGCGCACCGGATAGAAACCGCGCGGCGTTCACCAGATAGCCGAAGTATGAAGCTATTGCGTGGGGAAGTTTTACGCGCCGACGGGGCAAAGAGTATGTACAACTGCGAAAAGTGGGAGTATTTGCTTTCGGCTCCATTCCTCATATCAGACAAGTGTTGTGGAATTATGAAAAAGTCTCCATCAAAGAGCTATGAGCACCGAGCGGATGTCAAGCCCACGACGGCAACAATGGCGGAGGAAAGTCTTTTGCGGATGCAAAAATGGCGCGAAACCGGCTGCAACGCCTTTGAAGGAAGGCGCCCCTTATCTAAGCCCATGAGTTTCTGGACGGAGCAGGATGTGCTGCGGTTTATAGTAGACCACCAACTACCCTACGCCAGCGTGTACGGCGACATCGTGGCCAGCGACGGCGAGAACGACTACGGCGCGACGCTGATCGACTGCAAACTGCACTGCACGGGATGCCAGAGGACAGGTCAAAGTATAACGGCCGCTTGATGGGGCGACCCATCATGTAATAACAGTGTGAACCCTATTACTCAGGGGTGTGCCGCCACAAGGCGGTGCTAACGGGGAAGCCCTAACGTAAAGACGAGGGTAATCCCGTGCTGAGCTAATCGTGATAGCGTATTTTGCGTTTATAAATTTGAGGCCTTGATTTGAGGTTTATGGATTTTTTAATTCTGTAGAACACGGTTTTTGTGATGCCAAATTTATCACAAAGCTCCTGCATCGGCATTTGAGCATTATAAGCATCAACAATGTCGGAAATGTTCAGATCGTCGCGGTTTTTGATTGGCACACGGTGCTTTCGCACGCCAGCTTTATCTAAAGCGCGGCAAACGGTGTATATGTGGCATCCAAGAGATTGGGCGATTTTTGTATTCGACATGCCTTCTTTTGCAAGGCGAAGAATGTCATCTTGGCTTACATGGTAGTAAAAACCAAGTTTATGAAGCGTCCTAAAAACAGTTGCTTTGTTCACGGAAAATTTGAGTGCCAGCTCATCTGCGGACATACCGGATTTTGCAAGAGATAGAAGTTCATCTTCGTTTTCAACCTTGTTGATAATCCGGCCATCGCCGCCCTTTGTTGAGTTATAACCGTTATAAAAAGAATTGTACACAGCGATATATTCAATTTCTTTTTGGTTAAGCAGTTCAAGGGGGACGTTATCTTCAAGCGTTTCTACATAAAATTTGTCTCTACCGTATTTGGTTACGGCATTGTAAAGTTTGTAGTTGCGCCTGAGTTTTGCGGTGCTGGGTTTCATGTGAACCATAAAACTTTCGTGTACTGTCATTGTCGTCTGCCCGATGTAAACTTTATCGTTTACCGTGTTTCTGATGATGTAAATAGACCCTGTACGCATATTATCACCTCAATAACATTATACACCAAATACGCAAAAAGCGCAAGTTCAGTGTAACGACTATGGGGGTTGCCCCAGTAGGCCAGAAGATGAGTTACTGGTCGAAGCGCACTGCATCTCCTTGAGATGAAGAGATAGTCTGGGCCATTGGAAACAATGGAATAACTGTGTATGTTTTGCGCGTTCGGGGCGCACCTCGAAAAGGGCGTCAACCGCTTTGAACGCATGAAACTGACGCACCCGAAGCACTACCAGTTCTGCATCGGCGGTGGGGCGTTTGACACGGATGGGCTGTGGAAACCCACGAAAGACGGCCTTGGCTATGCGCGGGTGCTGGACTACATCGGAGTGAGGTATTGACATGGGCAAGCAGCATTTAAGCAGAGACGACCGCATCTTTATGCGTGGCAAGCTGCAAGGCACACGGGAGAACATGGACATGGTGGCAATGGTACTGATGGATAAATGCGGCTGGCACGTCCAAGAGGAGACAGCGGACAGCCGGGACACGAAGAGCATCGCGTATCTGTATGAGGGTCTGGAGAAACTGGCGCAGGAGATAAACGAAGGCCGCATCAAGCGGAAGCACATCAAGGACGTGCTGAAGGACGAGTGCGGCGTGGTGTTTGGAGATTGAAATGAAAGTTTTAGTTGCGTGTGAAGAAAGCAAAGAAGTGTGCAAGGCGTTTCGCGAGTTGGGGCATGAAGCATATTCCTGCGACATACAGAAGCCGTCTGGCGGACATTCCGAGTGGCATATCCTCGGTGACGCTCTCGAAGCCATTAAAGGTGGGAGCGTGACTACGATGGACGGACAAGTTCATGAAGTCGGTAAATGGGATTTGCTGATTGCACATCCGCCGTGTACGCATCTTAGCGTTTCAGGAGCGCGGTGGTTTACAGAAGGGAAGAAACCTTTGAGCCTGCGTTACGAAGCTGCGGCGTTTTTTCTGCGTTTTGTGGAAGCGGATATTCCGAAAATTGCCGTTGAAAACCCGGTGAGCGTTATGGCTTCTTTGTACAGAAAAGCAGACCAGTGTGTTCACCCGTGGCAGTTTGGGCATTTGGAAGAAAAAAGCACCTGCCTGTGGTTGAAGGGGCTTCCGCTGCTGGAAGAAACGAAGAATGTGAAAGAAGATTTTTTGAAGTTGCCATATCGGGAGAGAAATAAGTTGTATTGGCTTTCTCCAAGTAAAGAAAGGGCAAAAGCCAGGAGCAAGACGTTTCCCGGCATTGCCAAAGCAATGGCGGAGCAATGGGGCGGAGATGCGAGAGGAGGAATGACATGGTAAACGACGCTTTGTTTTCCAGCGACAAGAATTTCTGGGAAACGCCGCAAAAGCTGTTTGACGAGCTGGACGCGGAGTTCCATTTCACGCTGGATGCCGCCGCCAGTGACGGCAACCACAAGTGTGCGCGGTATTTCGCGCAAAGCGATGATGGGTTGCGGCAAAATTGGGGGGGCGAAACGGTGTTTTGTAACCCGCCCTACGGGAGCAAGGAAACCGGACTGTGGACGGAGAAGTGTTACCGCGAAGGACAGAAACCGGGGACAACGGTGGTGCTTCTGATCCCCGCACGGACAGACCGTGCCAGCTTTCACGACTATATTCTGGGCAAGGCAGAGATCCGCTTCCTGCGTGGTAGGCTGAAATTCGAGCTGGACGGCAAGCCGATGGGTACGGCACCGTTTCCCAGCATGATTGCCATTTGGCGAGGAGGAATGACATGACAAGAGATGAGATCGTGACCGCGCTGCGGTGCTGTGCAGAACCGGGGCGAGACTGCGAAGAAGATTGCCCAATGAACGAGATAAGCCGTGAACCGTGTCGTGAAGTATTGGCTCCGGCCGCCGCTGACCTGATTGAGAACCAGCAGCGGCACATCGAGGCACTGATGAAAGCCAACGACAGCCTGAAGGACGCCATTGCGCGGCGGGATAAGCAGATAGAGGACATGAATCAGGGCATGGCACAGCTGGTAAAGGCTGTGGCGGTGAAGGAGGAGAACAATGGAACGACTGACGAAGAAAATTGACCGCTGCACTGTATTCCCGGAGGAACTTGTAGGCGTGACCTTGATTCCGGATAACCCTATCATGGGAAAACTGCTTCTTCGCCTTGCCGCTTACGAGGACACGGGGCTTGAGCCGGAGGAAGTTCTGGCGAAAGATAAGGCGGACGAGATCGCGCTGAAGCTGATGCGCCTTGCTGATTTAGAAAGCCTTTGCAGCTATACCCGCCTGCGGGAGCTTGCCGAGGCCGACAAGGACGGGCGCGTGGTGGTGCCGCCGTGCGAGGTGGGTGATGTTGTGTACGGATTCCACGGGGAAAAGACCATATTGCCTATGGTGGCAAAATGGAGCGAAACAAACACTGACGGATGGTGCATTGCAGTACAATACGCGCAAATGGCCTTAAGGTTTTATCGGTTTTCCGATTTTGGCAAGACCGTATTCCTCACACGCGAGGAGGCGGAGAAAGCACTGGAGGCGATGAAGGATGAATGACCTAAAACGATGCCCATTTTGCGGAGATAAGGGTGTTATGCAGAGAAACGGTCACTGCTTTCGGGTATGTTGCCAAAATAGGGATTGCCAAATCGAACCGAGAACACATTGGTTTTTAAATCATCTATTAGCAATCGAAGCATGGAATAGGAGGGCTGACAATGGCTGAATACCTTGACAAGGAAGCGTTTAAGAAAAGCGTCGAGGAGCGTTATTGCAAGCCGTGCAAGGCGGAGAAGAAAGACCACAACGGATGCTGGTGTCGTGCCTGTTGGGTTGACGATATGCTCGATGAGGTAGAGTGTTCCCAGCCCTCTGATGTTGCCCCGGTGGTGCGATGTAAGGACTGCAAGCACTACGACCTGGGCGTATGCCTGAAAATCTACTCAGACGGAAACGCACATCCAGAGGCGTGGCAGAGCCGCAGGCCGGAGGACTTCTGCTCCTACGGCGAACGAAAGGACGGGGCAGATGCAGAAGGGTGATGTGATCCGGGCAAGGTTTATGACGCTGCCGAGCGAGTACCCCGGCTCCGGCGCCAACGATGAAAAGCGGTTTCCTGTCCGCAAGGGTACAGTGGTGTATGTGCATCCGAAGGGGCGATATATCGTGGCGGAGTGCGGCGGGGTGCGGGAGACATTCTTCCCGGAGGAGGTGATGACATGAGCGAGTTCCCGGAACGGCTGAGAAAGCTGCGGGAGAGAAAGAGACTGAAGCGGTATGTGCTGTCGGAGCGCTGTGGGCTGAATTCGGACGCCATACGCCGGTACGAGCTGGGAACGGCGAAGCCGACGATGGACGCGCTGAAGAGCATAGCGGATGAATTCGGCGTGTCGGTGGACTATCTGATGGGCAGGACGGACTATCCCTGCGTGGTAGATATTGCCGAAAAATAATTTTGAAAATTCCACTTAAAAGTGGAAAAATTGAAAAAACGCACTTTATCATGGGAGATGCAGGGGTAAACTCTGCATCTCCATCTTTTTTCTTTTCCCCCTTCTTTTCCTGATGGGCGGGGCTTCGGCTCCGCCCGGATGGAGCAATATGCGGGCACATGTACCAAGGTGGCGACGCGGTCTCCAAAACCGTGTGTGGTGGGTTCGATTCCCAACTGTCCGTGCCATAGGCGTGACCTCTTGCCTCGCAGCCGCACGGAGCGTAAGCCTGCGGAAGTGGTCTTTCCTGTGCGCTGTACGAAAGCGACAGGACGACGTAATTTATTTATTGGCTGGCACCGGCCTTGTAAAGATGAACGGATGCGACCGACGTACCGGCGCAGGGCTGAAAAGTTCCGTGGCCGGTCTGGGTACCACCGTGCTTGAGAGAAATCCGAGGCGTGGATGTGGTGTGGTGGCGGTTGTCTTAGGACAAAGCCGCTGTGTAGGATAGTATGTCTGCATGGCGGTACCCGGCCAATTGTGTAAAAACAACTTCAGGTGAGGCGAAAGCCGGGTACAGACGTGCCAATGACAAAGGCCAGTGGCGGGAGGCCGGTGCGTCAGACAAGGAAGGAAGTGAGCAAAATGGCAAAGGTAGGATGCCCGAGAAAATACAAAAGCGTCAAGCAAATGCAGGAAGCCATTGACGCTTACTTTGAAAGCTGCAAGGGAGAACCTATTATCGGCGACGATGGACAGCCGCTGATGGATAAATACGGCAATGTCATCCTGATCGGGCAGAAGCCGCCCACGATAACAGGGCTTGCGTTGGCGTTGGGGTTTACGGGCAGACAAGCGCTGATCGATTATCAGGCGAGGCCTGAGTTTACGGACACGGTTACGCGTGCGAAGTCCATGTGCGAGGAATACGCAGAGGCGCGGCTGTATGACCGTGACGGCGCGAACGGCGCAAAGTTCAGTCTGAGTTGCAATTTCGGGTGGCGCGAGAAAGCGCCGGAGACTGACCGGCAGGAGATCGGCGTGGTGCTGATGCCGGAGGTCAAAGGTGGTGATGCAGAATGAGTGCTCCCAGTGTCGTTTGGCAGCCACAGGCCAGGCAAGCCGTCTTTATGGCAAGGCCGGAGTATGAAGCCCTTTATGGCGGGGCAGCAGGTTAGGCGGCGGCAAGAGCGATGCGCTGGTGATAGAGGCGCTGCGCCAGGTGCATATCCCCTGGTATAAGGCGCTGATCCTGCGCAAGACGTTCCCACAGCTGCGGGAGCTGATCGACAAGACCCTGAACTATTACCCGCGAGTATACCCCAAGGCCAGATACAACGGCAGCAACCACACATGGCGGTTTCCGTCCGGTGCGCAGATCGTGTTCGGCAGCATGAACAGGCCGCAGGACAAGATACAGTATCAGGGACAAGCGTATGACTTTATCGCTTTCGACGAGCTGACGCACTTTACGCAGGAGGAGTATGAGTATCTTAAATCCCGTAACCGCCCCAACGGAGCCGGTACGAGGGTGTATATGCGCTCCACGGCCAACCCGGGAGGGATCGGGCATGGCTGGGTGAAAGAGCGGTTTATTACAGCGGCGCCGCCCATGCACACCATCACGGAAACGGCGACGTGGTACACGCCGGACGGCAGGCAGCACACCGGGGAGCAGAAGCGAATCTTCGTGCCGTCCTCGGTGTTTGACAATAAGATACTGATGGAAAACGACCCAATGTACGTCCAGCGGCTGGCCAGCATGCCGGAGGCGGAGCGAAATGCCCTGCTGTACGGTAACTGGGACAGCTTCGAGGGGCAGGTGTTCACGGAGTGGCGCAACGACAGCGAGCACTACATCGACCGGAAGAACACCCATGTGATCGCGCCGTTCTGGGTGCCGGAGGATTGGACGATCTGGTGCGGACTGGACTGGGGCTATTCACGACCTTTTGCCGTAGGCTGGTTTGCCGTGGACAGGAACAGGCGGATGTACCATATTCGGGAGCTGTACGGCTGCACAGGCACACCCAACAAGGGCGTAATGTGGGAGCCGTCAAGGGTGGCGCAGGAGATCAGGCGCATAGAGGCGGACGATCCTAACCTGCGGGGCAGACAGATACACCGGGTGGGAGACCCGGCCATCTGGCAGAGCGACGGCACGGAGAGTGTGGGCGCACTGATGGAGCGGCAGCGGGTGTACTTCGAGAAGGGTGACCACGCCCGGATCAACGGCAAGATGCAGGTGCATCACCGGCTGGCCTTTGACGAGGACGGGGTGCCCATGCTGTATGTGTTCAACACCTGCAAGCACTTTATACGGACGGTGCCTAATCTGGTATATGACCAGACAGACGTGGAGGACATCGACACAGACGGCGAGGATCACATCTACGACATGTGCCGGTATGTGTGCATGAAGAACCCCATAGGACCCAGAGACACATACAGGACAGTGGAGCGGCCTTACTCCCCGCTGGAGACAGAGGACGAGTACAAGCCAAGCCGGTACGCATTTTATCAAGTATACTGAGGAGGAAGTGCATGGAGAGATTCGGAGTGCCCGGCATAACGGCGCAGGAGCAGGACATGTCGCCGGAGATGGCGGCTATGCTGCTGACAAGGCCGGAGGATGCGCCCATGATCACGGACAAGGACGTGGAGCGCGGCATTGATCTGCTGACAAAGTACAAGGACGGCAAGAGCAATCTGGAAAGCCGCATCGTCAACGATGAGCTGTGGTGGGAGCTGCGGCACTGGGAGGGCATCGGCCAGAGCAAGGCCAAGCGGGTAGACAGAAGCGGCAAGGAGGTCAAGTCTACACCGCCGCAGCCCAAGCCCACGTCGGCATGGCTGTTCAACACCATCCAGAACAAGCACGCAGACGCGATGGACAACTACCCGGAGCCGGTGGTGCTGCCGCGTGAGGAGAGCGACGAGCAGAGCGCAAAGACGCTGAGCCAGATCCTTCCGGTGGTGCAGGAGTACAACCATTTTGAGCAGGTGTATTCCGACAACTGGTGGGAGAAGCTGAAGCACGGCACGGCTGCTTACGGTGTGTTCTGGGACAGCCAGAAGGACAACGGACTGGGTGACATCGAGATCAGGGACATCGACCTGCTGAACCTGTTTTGGGAGCCGGGCATTACGGATATCCAGAAAAGCCGGAATCTGTTCATCGTCGATCTGGTGGACAACGACCTGCTGGACAAGGAATATCCGGAACTGGAGGGCAAGCAGAAGGGCAAGGTCATTGATGTGAAAGAGTACATCTATGACGACAGCGTGGACACCAGCGAAAAGAGCGTGGTGGTGGACTGGTATTACAAGGTCAAGACACCCAGCGGCAGGACGGCGCTGCACTACGTCAAGTTCGTAGGCTCCACCCTGCTGTACGCCAGCCAGAACGACCCGGAATACCGGGAGCGCGGCTTCTACGACCACGGCATGTACCCTGTGGTGCTGGATGTGATGTACCCGGAGAAGGGTACACCCATCGGCTTCGGCTATGTGGCGATTTGCAAGGATCCGCAGCTGTACATTGACAAGCTCAGCGCCAACATTCTGGAAAACGCGATGATGGCCACCAAGAAACGTTTCTTTGTCAGTGACAGCACGGCTATCAACGAGGAAGAATTTCTCGACTGGAACCGGCCGATGGTACACGTCAATGGTGAGCTGGGGGATCAGCGCGTCAAGGAGATCGTGACACAGCCTCTTTCCGATATCTACGTCACCGTGGCGCAGATGAAGATCGAGGAGATGAAGGACACGGCGGCCAACCGGGATGTGAACTCCGGCGGCACCACCAATGTGACAGCAGCAGCGGCGATTGCGGCCTTGCAGGAGGCGGGAAACAAGGCCAGTCGTGACATGATCGCCGCCAGCTATCGTGCGTATACGCAGATCAACACGCTGTGCGTGGAGCTGATGCGGCAGTTCTACGACGTTAGCCGCAGCTTTCGCATTACCGGCGAAGGAAACGAGTATCAGTTTGTCACCTTCGACAACGCGGGGTTGCAGGATCAGGTGACGGGGTTTGACACGCTGGGCAACGAAATGTACCGCCGTCCGGTGTTCGACCTGAAAATCAAGGCGCAGAAGAAAAACCCGTTCAGCCGCATGGAGCAGAACGAGCGGGCAAAGGAACTGTATTCCTTGGGCTTTTTCGCCCCGGAGAACGCGCAGGCCAGCTTGATCGCACTGGAGATGATGGACTTCGAGGGCATACAGACGGTGCGGGAGAAGGTCATGCAGGGGCAGACGCTTTTGAACATGGTCATGCAGATGCAGCAGCAGCTTGCCATGATCACGGGCGCTCTGATGCCGCAGGAGGAGACGCGGCAGACAGGAGGCAACAACACCGGCGGCGGTCAAACGGAGGCGCACAGCGAACTTGCAAGCGGTATTATGGAGGCGCAGACGCCTATGACCGGGTACGGGCAGGCTTTGGCGCAAAGGAGCGTGCCCAGCGTATGACGGAGGTAACGCTGCATTGCGGTGACAGCTGCTCCGTCAGGTGCCGGGGACATGCCACAGGTGCGCCGGATGTGTGCGCGGCGGTCAGCTGCCTGATGTATACAGCGGCGGGCTGGCTGCACAACACGCAGGAGGCGGAGATTGTGTATGAAAAGCTGGAAAGCGGTGACGCATACCTAAGATGGCACGGCGGGAAGTGGCTGTATGACCTGCTGAAGATAGGCTTTTTGCAGCTGGAAAAGATGGCACCGGGAAAAATTTCTGTAAAATTTTGAAAATTCCACTTTTAAGTGGAAAAACAGAAAAAATCAATGTTACTGTGGGAGGTGCAGAGGCGAAACTCTGCCCCTTCCCTTTTGTTATGGGCGGGGTGGCGGCGGTTATGAGACGCTGCCACCCCGCAGGGACAGGGACGCCACACGGGAGCGATATGCCCGCGCATTTTAAGGAGGAACGATATGTACCTTTACGACATGACCCTCTGTCTGTTTGAGGGCGGCGATGGGGCGGCAGCCGCCACCGCACAGGGCGAGACACAGGCAAGCGCTGGTAACACCCGCCAGAGCAAAACGGGCGCGCTGGACAACGTAAAGTACGGAAAGCAGCCGGAAAGCGAGGTACAGCAGGAGCAGCCTGACGCCGGGGCTGAGAAGGTAAAGGACGTGGAATCCACGTCCGACGCGCTGGAAGCCAAGAAAAAGGCTTTCCGTGAGCTGATCAACGGTGAATACAAAGACCTGTACACACAGGAGACGCAGAGAATGATCGACCGGCGCTTCAAGGAGGCGCGGGAGACGGAACAGCGGATGAAGTCATACCAGCCGGTGCTGGACACGCTGATGGAGCGGTACAACATTCAGGACGGGGACGCAAAGCGTCTGCTGGAGGCCGTGGACAACGATCATGCGTACTGGAGCGAAGCCGCAGAGGAAGCAGGCATGAGCGAAGACCAGTACAAGGAATTCCGAAAGCTGAAGCGGGAGAACGCCGAGCTGCTGAGAAGCCAGCAGGAGCAGCAGCAGAATGATTTCTTCCGTGCGCAGGGCGAGAAGTGGTACAAAGAGGCGGAGGCCATGAAGGGCAACCCCATGTACCAGAGCTTCGACCTGATGCAGGAGCTTCAGAATCCCGACTTCCTGAATCTGCTGAAGGCCGGCACACCGGTGGAGCACGCATACCGTGTGCTGCACTTTGACGAGCTGATGGGCAATGCGGTACAGGCCGCTGCCGCCAGCACGGAGAAAAAGGTGGCCGACAATGTACGGGCGAAGGGCAACCGCCCCGCCGAGAACGGAACCAGCTCCAACAGCGCGTTTGTCACAAAAACCGACCCCTCGAAGCTGACGAGAGCAGACTTTGAGGAGATCGAGCGGAGAGTAGCAAGAGGCGAACGCATTTCCTTCTGATCTACGCTCCGCAGCGATATGCTGAAAGGAGCAAATATGAATACTATTTATAACGATCTGTACCTGATGCCCGTGGTGCTGAACCTGTTTGACGGTTACACCAACACCACACTGGATGCCGGCCTAAGCGACGAGATGAAGACGTATTACAGCATGCGTCTGATCAATCTGGCCGAGCCTGAGCTGATCCACGATCAGTTCGCCCAGAAACATCCTATTCCCAAGAACAGCGGCAAGACTATCGAGTTCCGCAAGTACGACAGCCTGCCCAAGGCGCTCACTCCCCTGACCGAAGGTGTGACCCCCGCCGGTCAGAAGCTGAGCATGGGCGTGATCACCGCCACCATCAAGCAGTACGGCGGCTTCATCGAGCTGTCCGACATCCTGGAGCTGACGGCCATTGACAACAACCTGGTGCAGGCCACCCGCCTGCTGGCGTCTCAGGCTGGCCGCACCGCCGATACCATCACACGCGAGGTGCTGGCAGGCGGCACCAACGTGGTGTTCTCCGGCGGCAAGACCAACCGCGCCTCTCTGGTGGGCGGCAGCACCACCGAGGCGAACAACTGCTATCTGACCGTGGATGACATCCGCAGGGCTGTCCGTGCACTGAAGGTCATGAACGCGCAGAAGATCAACGGTTACTTTGCCGGTATCATCCATCCGGATGTGGCCTATGACCTGATGAACGACAAGAAGTGGGTGGACGTGAAGACCTATTCCGACCCCGACGGCATCTACGAGGGCGAGATCGGCAAGATCGAGGGCGTCCGTTTCGTGGAGACCACCGAGGCGAAGATCTTCCACGGCGCTGATCTGGCGTCCAACTCCCGCACGCTGAAGGTGTCCGATGCGGTGACGTCCAGCACAACCGTCAAGTTCAGCGGCGGTACCGTAGCGGCGGGCGCACTGGTGGGCCGTATGGTCACCATCGGAAGCAACACCGTTCAGGTGACGGCCAACACCACCAGTCAGATGACCGTGGAAAAGGCCATCTCGGCATCTGCCAACGATGTGATCTATCCCGGCGAGGGCGGCAAGGATGGCCGCGACGTGTACTCCACTCTGATCCTCGGCGCTGACGCCTACGGCGTGACGGAGCTGGAGGGCGGCGGCCTGCAGCACATCGTGAAGCAGCTGGGTTCCTCCGGAACCGCCGACCCGCTGAACCAGCGCGCCACCGCAGGCTGGAAGCTGACCAAGGTGGCCGAGCGTCTGGTGGAGCAGTACATGGTTCGTATCGAATCCGCCTCTACCTTTGAGAGCGGCAGCATGAACTAACCACATAGCGGAGGGGGCGATGTCCCCCTCCGCACGGACAAAAGGAGAAATGAACATGGCAGAGAAGAAACCGAGAACGCCGGAAGACATGGAAAAGGCTCTGGCCGCAGCGAATGAAGCGCTGGAGCAGGCCAGAAAAGAGGCTGAGGAGGCCAAGAACGCCGCGAAGGAAGCGGAGGCAATGATGAAGGGCATGTCCGCCAAGGACACGGAGGATGACGGCATGGTTTCCTTCTTCGCGTTCAAGGACGACGGGAAGTACAAGGACGACATTGTGGTGGGGCTGAACGGCAAAATCTATCGCATCCAGCGCGGCAAGTATGTCCGCATTCCCAAGGACGTGTATGACATCATCCGGCAGTCTATGGCGCAGGATGCGGCGACGGCGGAGTACCTGGAGAGCAAGAGCCGGGAATACGAGGCCGTCAAGCAGCAGCTGAACTGACAACTGCATACCACCGCGAGACACGAAAAACAGCTGTGACACGGCACAGCAAGCGCAGGAGGGCGTGATCCTTCCGGCTTGCTGTGCCGTTTTTTCAGCGGAAAGGACACAGGGCATGATAAGGACAATTCCCCTGAAAATCCAGAACGAATATATCACCGGCGACAAGGGCATGATCGGCGCTGCCGGGAGCCACAACGATGTTATTCTCCGCATGGAGTTCTCCGGCATGTGGGACGGCCTGACGAAAATGGTGCAGTTCCGCGATGCGCTGGGGGAGGCCACGATAGAGGTGCTTCTGACCGCTGACATGCTGGAGGCGGACAATACCAGCGTGTATCTTGTGCCGGTGCCCAATGGAGCGAAAAAGTACGCCGGCGAAATGACGCTGTGCATCAAGGGTGCTGCGGTGTCCGCGCAGAAGGAGACACGTGCAACGCTGGCTGTGTACGGTCGATTTACTGTGGCGGAGAGCAAATGGAACGCCGACGCGGAGACAGAGGCGGATGTCCCTGCCTCTAACGTGGAGAAGCTGCAAGGGCAGATCGACAACGTGCTTGCCACCATCGTGGACGCGCGAAAGGCGGCAACGGAGGCGGCAAAAAGCGAGGCGGCGGCAAAGAATGCGGCGGAAACCGCAGCGGTTATCTTGAGCGCTACCCAAAATTCGGCGCAAAATGCCAGCGAGAGCGCAAAGGCGGCGGAGAAGAGCGCACAGGATGCCAGCCAAAAATACACGTTTGCAAGCGCAGCGGCAAATGATGCGGCTACCTTTGCCCAAAAAGCGGCAAACAGTGCGACGGCGGCAAAGGCCAGCGAGGACGCCGCCGCTGGGAGCGCAGCGAACGCCGCTGCCAGTGCCACCAGTGCTGGCAAAAGTGCATCTGCGGCAAGCGAAAAGGCCTCTGATGCCGCAAGCAGTGCATCGGCAGCGGCGACGAGTGCACAGACGGCGCAGAGCGAGGCCAGCGCGGCCAGCGCGGCGGCGGAAGCGGCATCTGGCTCCGCATCTCAGGCACAGGCAAGCGCAGCGGCTGCTGCGAAGAGCGCGGCCAGTGTGGACGGCATCAATAAAACCGCACAGAGCTGGGCTGTTGGCGGAACAGGGACACGTGAGGGCGAGGATACAAACAACGCTAAATACTGGGCAGAACAGGCACAGCAGGCCGCAGGCGGCGGCGTGGTGAGCTTCAAGGGACGCGCAGGAAGCGTTGTACCACAGGCGGGAGATTACGACAAGGGAATGGTCGGCCTTGGCAACGTGGACAACACCAGCGACCTTGCAAAGCCAATTTCCAACGCCACAAAGAAAGAATTGAATGCCAAGCCGAGCATGGTCATCGCCGAGATCCCCAATGGCCGTATGCGTGGGGATGTAGACGGAGACGGAAAGATTACTGAGAATGATGTTGATAAAATGTCTAATCATATAAATGATAGCGAAATATTGACTGGTGTTGATTTCTGGTGTGCAGATGTAGATGCTAATGATAAAGTTAATTCCACTGATCTTAATATAGTGTATAAATTTCTTAAAGGGCAATTTGGTAAGCTTACATCCACTCCTACGTTTGCTGACTATTACAACAACTGGACTTATCACAAAGTGGACGACACGGCAGGCTACTGGACGACAGAGCTTTCCATTCCCGCCATCACGACGGAGACAGCGGGAAGCATCATCTGGGGCGGAACTGGATTTACCGGAACTTTTATCAAAGCCGAGCCCTTTTCCGGTGGTGTGCGCATCTACGCCAACTATCCCCCTATCGAGGCACTGCCCTGCGCGGTCAGCTACCATACAGGGGCTGGCGGCCAGTTCATTATCTCAAATACCGGCGCTTCGGAGACTGGTGCCAAATATGTGATAGTAGCCCTAACAGCATCCGGATGGAGTGAGGAGAAAAAGCAGATTATCTCTGTCCCCGGTTTGAAGGAAGATGTCCTGAAGCAACTTATTATTCCAACGCAACCCTCGACGGACATCGAGAAATATTATAGCGCCGGCATAAGGATTTCAGCGAGAGGCGACAATACATTAACATTTTCGTGTGACACTATTCCAACTGCAAGTATAGAAGTTGTTCTCGTAATCATCCCGATCATCGGGAAATTTGAAGGATGAAAGAGTAGTGTCGAGGGTGCAAAAATAATTTGAGAGGAGAGCACGGCGAATGGAACCGTGGGTACAGCAGATCGTCGTACCACTGGCGGTAGCGGTGCTGACAAGCAGTGGCTTGTGGGCGCTGGTATCAAAGCGGGCGGACAAGAACGATGCGGAGCGGAAGATGCTGGTGGGTCTGGCGCATGACCGCATCATCCATCTGGGCATGGCGTACGTGACCCGGGGTTATATCACGCAGGACGAGTACGAAAACCTCAATGACTATCTGTATCAGCCGTATGAAAAGATGGGCGGCAACGGCAGTGCAAAAAGGGTCATGGAGGAAGTAAGAAAGCTGCCCATCAAACGAGAGGCGTAAAGCCGGAAAGGAAGTAACTATGGACATCAACACTATCGGAGTGGCCACTGTTGCCGCTATCATTGTCATCTGCTATCTGATCGGCATGATCGTGAAGGCCACGGCGCTGGACAACAAGTGGATCCCCATTATTTGTGGTGTGTGCGGCGGCATCATCGGTGCGTTGGCGCTGACATTCCACATGCCGGATTTCCCCGCTGAGGACTACTTTACGGCGATCGCCGTTGGCATTATGTCCGGCCTGACCGCAACGGGCGTCAATCAGATTTTTAAGCAGATGAAGTCTACCAACGACGAGGAGGCTATGTAAATGGCCGCCCCGAAGGTCTACCTGTCCCCGGCTATGCACATGGCAAACCCCTGTGTATATCCGCGCCCGGACGGGAAACAGTGCTATGAGGCACTGGAGAACAACGAGTACATCGACATTCTGGAGCCGATCCTGAGCCGCTGCGGCATCGAGACGAAGCGAGGTTATCGGCGTACACCCATGAACGGCGACAACGGCGACGCCATCATGAAGCAGAACGTGCGGGAAAGCGACGCGTGGGGCGCGGACGTGCATTACGTCAGCCATACCAACGGCAGCGCAGACGGCAAGGGCAACTCCCGGGGGTGCTTCCCTATGTACTACACCTACTCCAAGAACGGCAAGAAGCTCGGCCAGATTATGGTGAAGTACCGGAAGCAGATTTACCCGCGCACGGTGAAGCTGGTGGCGCGGAGTGGCCTGTACGAGCTGCGTGTGCCGAAGGCCGTCTCCTTCTACGAGGAGCACGTGTTCCACGACAACATGGATGACGCCACATGGTTCCACACCCACATGAAGGAGATCGCCGAGAGCGCGGCCAAGGGGCTGTGTGAATGGTTCGGTATTCCGTATGTGGAGGAGACGAAGCCTGCGGAGCCGCTGGAGCCTATGACCCCCGGCGAACTGCTGGTGAAGATCCTGAACAGCACAGGAACGTGTGGCACGTGGGAGCTGGTGAAGTGAGGTGAGGGCAAATGACCATTACACAGGCCATTTCAAGAGCGGATGAATTGCGGCTGAATACCATCAGCCACGACCAGAAGGTGGAGTGGGTGACAGGCATTGACCGGCAGCTTGCGGAGCGGCTGGATCATGAGATGCCGGAATACAACTGGCCTGCGGAGGATGATACGCTGCTGCTGCCTGCGCCCCATGACTGGGTGTATGTGGTGTATCTGTGCGGCCAGATCGACTATTATAACAACGAGACGACGCTGTATGCCAACGACAAGGCGGTGTATGATGCGGCGCTCAACGATGCGCTGGGCTGGTGGCGGAGAAATCATTGCCCAGATGACAGCGGAAATGTGCAGGTGATGTGATGCGTTTGCCGGAGCTTCCCTATGCGCTGCGCCCGAACAAAATAGAAACGGTGCAGATGCGCGGAATCAACTGGTCTGATAAGCTGGCGGACGGCGATCTGCGGGACAGCCTGAACCTGTCCGCCAGACGGTGGCCGTATATCACCACGCGGAAAGGCCGGGTAAAGCAGACCGCGTATCAGAACGCCACGGCGCTGACGTCGTGGGACAAACTGGTGGCGGTGCAGGGCACTTCCCTTCTGTACGACGGGCAGGTGGTCGGCACGGTGACGGCTGGCAAAAAGCAGTTTGCCGTGGTCAACACCAAAATGGTGATATGGCCGGACAAGGTATATCTGGACATTAAGGATCAGCAGGTAAAGCCGCTGGCGGCGGAGCTGGCTGGCAGCAAGGCCACGTTTGCCACAAACAAAATAACTGTGAACGGCTGGGCGGACTTGACCACGAAGTTCAAGGCGGGTGACGGCGTGACACTTTCCGGCTGCACCTCCAAGACGGAGAACAACAAGGATTTTGTCATTAAGGCGGTCACTTCCAACACGATCACGGTGGCAGACAACACGTTTGTGGCGGTGAACGAAGCAAGCACATCCATTAAGCTGGAGCGGAAGATCCCCGACCTCGACTTTATATGCGAGAGTGAGAACCGACTGTGGGGCTGTGACAGCGATACGCAGACCATCTATGCCAGCGCCCTGGGCGATCCCACCAACTTCTATGTGTATGAGGGTTTGAGCACAGACGCGTATACGCTGGCTGTGGGCACAGAGGGCAAATTTACCGGGTGCTGCAAGCTGAGTTCGTCCGTGCTGTTCTGGAAGGAGACGAAGCTGCACAAGATGCTGGGCAGCTATCCCGCCGAGTACGCCATGTACACATACGAGATGGAGGGCTTGCAGGACGGGTGCCAGAAGAGCCAGCAGGTCATCAACGATACGCTGTTTTACAAGGGACACCACGGCGTGTACGCCTACTCCGGCGGAACGCCTACGCTGATCAGCGATAACTTTGGCGAAAAGGAATTCACCGATGCGATAGCGGGCAACGACGGCGACAGCTACTATCTCAGCGTGAAGGACGGCGCAGCACACAAGCTGATGGTATACGAGACAAAGACCGGTATATGGGTGCTGGAGGACGGCACAGAGGCGGTGGACTTCGCCCGAATCGGGAAAGATCTCTATATGCTGGACGGCAGCGGCGATGTGTACCTGCTGGACGGAGCGCCGACGCCGAAGGATCAGCGGTGGGTGGCGCAGTTCACGCCCATGTACGAGACGATTGACGGGAAGAAAACGTACTCCAAACTGCTGGTGCGCCTTGAATTGCCTGCCGGAAACCACGTAATTGCAAAGGCACGATTTGACGGCAAGTCATGGCAGGAGTGCGGCAGAGTGGCCGGTCGGGACTACAACGTGACCGCCATGCGCATTGCCACAAACCGATGTGACAAGTTCGAGCTGCGGCTTGAGGGTGAGGGAGAATGTACCATTCTGGGTATTTCCCGCGAGTTCATTATAGGGAGTGATGTGAAATGATCGTTTTCCCTGAAAGCCTGAACGAGCTGCCGAAGGGCAACCCGGAGGAAGCGCTGCGCATGGTGGAGCAGTACATCAAATACATGTGTCAGCGCACAGACTGGGCGCTGGGCAACGTGACAAAGAACGTCAGCAAGGCGGGCGTTTCCAATGCGGAAATGTACATTCTTCTGACAGCCTTACAGAACACCGTTTCCGCCCTGCAAAGCACGGTAAACAGTCACACTTCCAGCCTATCGGCACTAAGCCAAACTGTGAACACGCTGGGTAACGATTACGCGGCGCTGGCCGGGAGAGTGACCACGCTGGAGAATAACTACACGGCGCTGGAACAGAGAGTGGCGGCGCTGGAGAACGCAAACACGGAGGTGTAACATGGCAACAAGAAAGAAGTATGACAGTGACATTATTGGCTCCGGCAAACCGGGCGTATCGAACAGCGGCAGTTCGATGGCGAATAACGTAAACAGGTTTTTTGACGGCGTAAATAACGCTGGGCGCAATGTTACAAGCGGAGCGTCAAAAATACTCGACACCATCATCAAAAATGCGGCTGGCGGTTTGGCGGCTGGCAAATCGCCGTATGACGTGGCCGATAGCATTCAGGGCGGCGGAGCAAGCTACACGCCGCCGTCTACCTCCACAAGCAAAAAAAACACGCAGACAATGACTATGCCCACAAGCGTCGGCGATCTGCCTACCTACAACAGCGAATACATGGATCAACTGAACGCCCTGGCGCGGCAGCTGACCAGCATGAACTACGACGACTGGACAAAGGGCAGCCAGTATCAGGCATTGGCCGACCGGTACGGCGCCAGCGGCAGAATGAGCATGCAGGACGTGCTTGGACAGGTGGCCAGCAGGACGGGCGGGCTTGCGTCTTCCTACGCCACCACAGCAGCGCAGCAGCAGTACAACCAGTACATGGCGCAGCTGGAGGAAGTGGCACGGCAGCTGTATTCTCAGGAGCGCGGCGACCTGATGGACAGCGCAAGCCTGTACCGCAATCTGGCCAACGACGAGTACGACCGGTACCGCGACAGTCTGAACGACTACAACGCGAGACTGAAGGCGGCACAGAGCGCGGCGCGAAGCGCGTATGGCGGCACGAGCTATAACAGCGGGAATAATTATTCCTTCGTGTCCGCCACAGGACCGAAGATCGGGAGAGAAAGCGCCTCCGGAACCGGCAGCACCAGTTTTAGCAACATCAAGCGTACCATCAGCGGCAAGCTGGCGGGCGGCGATGTGGAAGGCGCCAGCCGGCTGGTGGAATCCGTGTGGGATGACCTGAGCAACAAACAGAAGCAGGACATCAAGAAAATGGGATTCAGCGTGAGTTAATAGGAGGCCGTATGAAGGTAACATACACCGGCAAAACCGTAAGAAATAACAAGGAGAGGACCGTGACATACACCGGCGGCGTTGGTACGCCGTCGGTGAAGAACGGCGTGACCGCCACGTATATAGGCGGCAAACAGAGCAAAGCCGTTTACGACGCGGAAGTAAAAGACAAAGAGGCGCGGCAGAATCGGCAGCAGCAGTTGCAGCAGCAGACCACCACCAAGCGCGAGGTGGGTGACATCGCCGCTTTCGGCGCGGGTAACTACGGAGCGGACAAACGCATCTTCGGCGAGGGATACAATGTGGGGCAAGGTTTGGCAAAGGCCGGACAAATAGGTTTGACGCAGATAGCAAAGGCCGGAAGCTCTGCTGGCGCGTGGCTGGAGAACCAGCTGGGAAACTTTGCCAGAGAAGGCACAAACGGGTATTGGGATCCCGATACAAGCAAGTGGTTGTTTAACCACTGGAATCAGGCCATTGACGCAGAGGCGCAGGGTGTGCAGCAGCGCTATGCCGAAAACACACAGCGCGGCGGGAGAGCGGCAGAGGTGTTTGAGGACATGAGCGCCGCAACAGTAGCGGCTATACCGCAAGCTGGGGCTGCGTTTTTGACCGGAGGCGCAAGTGCGGCGGCACAAGCGGGCGCACTGGCAGAGCGGGCAGCGGCGACACCGGGGCTTGTCGGTACTATATCCCGTGGTATGCGTGCAATGGCAAAAGACCCAAATTTCCAGCTTTCTTTTGTGCAGGTGTTCGGCCCCGGCTACGAGCAGGCCAAAGCAGACGGCGCAGACGACTTGCGGGCATCGTTGTACGCAGTCGGGAACGGCCTGATGAACGCTGCTGTAGAAGTGGGCGGCGGTATTCAGACGCTGCCAAAAGAGCTACAGACCGGCGGAAGCGCATGGAAATCATGGGTGGATTCCATGCTGGAGGAAGGTAAAGAGGAAGTGGTGCAGGGCGTGATTGAACGCGCCATGCAGAACACCGTCTATGGGCGGGATAACCCGTATATAGGCGTGGGCAACGGCGCTATTTTTGACCCGGCGGCAGCTGCGGAAGAGTTCGCAGGTGGTGCCGTCGTTGGCGGCCTTCTGGGCGGAGGGCAGATCGGCCTCAACACCCTTGCCAACCGCGCGGCATATAACGCGGCGAAAGCGCAGTATGACCGCGACGTGCGGCAAAACACCGCACCGGAGATAGACAGCAAGGCGGCGGAAGCTGTGGAGGCTGTGACGCGTGGCGAGAGCATCACCGGCAATCAGGCGGCGGCTATTGCCAAGAATCCTGTGGCCGTGGAGACGCTGGAGGCTAACACAGGCGTGAAGTTGAACACACAGCAGCCCATCAGCCAGCTGAAACGTGACATTGCCGCCCTTGCAAGCCGCGACACGACGCAGACGCAGGCGCAGGGCACCACGGCTACCCCTGTCACGCAGAGACGCGCACAGAAGCCTACAGGCAGCTTTCTGGAGGCTGGGCAGAAAGCGTATCAAGAGATGAGCCGGACGGCGGAGGACGTGCCCACCCTGTACGCAGGATTTTCCAGTGTGTACAATGCCGGGCTGAACGGCATTGAAGCAAGCAAAGCGAAGGGCGCGTATGCGGCCATGCTGACACCGGAGCAGAGATACGCGGCGTACAATGCCGGTCTGGAGGACGCGGCGGCACAGGTGGCACGGGAAAACGCGGAGGTCAAGAGCGTGACCACCACGGCGGGCGCAGGCCTGGCAGATAACGTCTATTCCCGCGCGGTCATCGCCAAAAGCAAGCGCACGGCGGCCACGCTGAACGCGATGGGCAAAAAGCTGGGTGTGCGTATCGAGTTCGTGGACAGCGTTATGGGCGGTCAGGCCAACGGCCAGTACATCAGGGATAAGAACCTGATCCAGATTGCCGTAGACAGCAACAAGCCCTATCTGAACGTAGCTGCGCATGAGGTCACACACCGTATGCAAGACCTCTCTCCTGCCGAGTACAGAAAATTCCGCCAGGCAGCTATGGAGCACCATATGCGCGAAAAGGGCATTGACGAAATGGCCGAGGTCGTGGAGTGGTACAGGGAAAAGGCGGAGAGCTCCGGCGTGACGCTGACGCAGGACGAGGTGATGGACGAGATCGCGGCGGATTTCGCCGGTGACATGATGGAAAACCCTGACCTGTTCCGTGAGTTTTCCCAGAGCAACCGCACGGCAGCGCAAAAGCTGCTGGACAGCCTGAAGGAGTTCATCGCAAAGGTCAAGTCCATCTTTACCGGCAAGGCCAGAGATGTGGCGGCGCAGGAGGCATACGGCA